CTTTGAGTGAACCTCGTTTTAATGGCACGAGTTGCCATATTTTTATGCATAAAAAAACACCGGGGTTACCGATGTTTTTAAATGTTCTATGATGTTTTATGGTTTTTAAATCATCAAAATGAAGTATTCAAGATCTTGCCATTCCACTGAAGTTTTATCTTTTAAGTAATCTATGACTTTTTTCATATTATCTTCAGACTTAATCATATTTATAGCATGATCTACGTACCAACGCTTATGCGTGACCTCAAATACTCTCTTTACAAACTCTTTTGTTGTATCACTATCTTTAGATATCATATTTTCTCCAATCTTTGCCTATAACCTCTGTAAGAACATCATCAAGCCAATCAATACCTTTTGTCACAGGCTCCATATGATATATTTTATACTCATTATGTCCTTTTGTCACAGCAAAGTAACGATAATTATCTATTTCCATAGATACAACACATTTTGACTTCTCTTCCGGCGTTAGCCAAGTGTCAAATTGACTAATTATATACTCTCTATTTTGTATATTTGGTACTTCTGAATAGCGATCCCACAATTCAACCGCTTTTGCATACTCATCTGATGAAAGACTACCTGTTCTCAACCTATACGCACGATTGCTCTGTTCCCTATATTTTTCCGGGTTCTCCGCATATTTCATTCTGCGAATAGAATTAACTTTCTCGTCAAGTGTCCTGCCATCGGCATTGTCAAACATTTCCTTGTATTTGTCGGGATTATAAGATGAGTAGGACAGATCATCACCAAAACGTATAGCAAATTCACAGTCACAATTTGCGTGGATATGCTCGGCGTGATTACCCTTAACCGTATTATCCGTTGCGGGTCTCCACCCAAAGGAAGCAAGTTCCAAACAATATGGGCAGGTATCACCGACAGGAATCCAGGCAAACTCGGCACCATCACGCTTGGCGTTCTGTAACGTTGTATCGGCGGCCGCCCTTTTTGTAAGAGCCGAAGCCGCCGAAGCAATTGCGTCAGTATTAAGCGAGCGCTTCATTATGCCGTTTACAGTCTTGGCGATTTCCCCATACGTTGGTAATTCAGCCATTACCGCATCAGGTATTGACATTTTCTGTAGTTTCGCTATCGCTTCGTACCAATCTGCCGCATATGATGCAGAAGCTTGTGACATAGTCTGCACTACGTTAACGGTATAATCCAGGAGAGCCTTTCTGTCATCGATACCATTCTTCTCGATAAACTCGGAGATCATTTTCGCAGACTTGTCGTTGATCTTCGATAACGTGTTTATGTAATTATTCCAATCCTTCTGCGTTATCTTCATTCTCGTTCGTCACAATTAAGCCCGTGATAAGTTCACGTCCCTGGTTTCTCGCTTCCTGCGCCTTGATCCGGCGAATGTCGGCCTTGTCAAATCCGATCATCTCCAGGAATACATCCGTCTCGCTAAAGCCCTGTCTTGTAGAAGCAATCTTCATAGCCGCATCAGTGGTACTTGCCACACTCGGCATTGCAGGGTTTTTAAAGTGCGCTACAACATTCTTCTGCTCGTCAGCGAGATCATCAATCGTAGTGTCGTTTTCCAAAGCCGTTGCTATAAGAGCAATCGTGCGAAGTGCTACGCCATTTCCGACATTAAGCTGTTCTGCCATAGCAATAAGCGTCTGACTCTGCGCCAAAACTGCATCCGCGCTTGTCGGATTTGCCTCGGACACAACACCTGTATCGGTAACAGTAAGCCCTGTGGCCGCACTAAACTGTGTAGCAAGCATACGTAGCATCTCAATGTGAGGAGTAAGATTGCCCTGGGGTAACTGACCAACAGTAGGTTTCTCGCCTGTCTCATAGTTAGTGGTAGCCGCTATAATGGAGCCGATATATGTCTTGAATTTCGATTCCGTAATAGCATCAAACTGAACGTCATTAACTCCAAGAATGTACTTCTGCGGAGCCGTGTCAAATTCAAGCCCGATGGCGGCATTCGCAAGTGTTCTAACATAGCCGTCAATCAAACGCCGGATTGGTTCTTTTATCCTTGACCTACCAAAAGGTTTATTGGTGGTTGCATTCCAAATAAACGGTACCATAAGCGGTATACCCAACTTATGAGGAAACTTATTTGCATACCAATTCTGATCCCAACGGAATAACACCCAGGTGGCAGTATCGGTATAGTAGTTAATAATGCTTGGAAGCCACTCATTCTCTTTTGTCTCATCAGGAATGGTATCAATGATCGTAAATCCACAATCAATTCTTCCCAACGCGCCGCTCCATAATGCCGCCGATGTGTTCTCCGAGTGGAACCTGATCTTGCTCTTACCATTATCCTTTGATAGAGTTGCAAAGGTGCAACCGTGCTTCAATTCATCACGGCAGGCTTTCCTATACTCGCTGACAAGGTTGTTTCTATCAACGATATCATCCAATGCGCTGACATCATCACCATTCTCACCGACAAATCCGTCAAACATTGATCGAGCCGCTAATACGTCAACGGCCTTTGCACCCCAGGCGCATCCGATTTCAAGTTTTCTCAAGCCTTCAGGAATCGCAATTCCTAAATTTACGCTATTAAGACTGATATTGCCCTCGTAATATTGGTCCTTTTGCGCATTCCTACTGTAATGTGCTTCATACACGGTCAGCAGTTCCTGCATCCTTGCCGCTTCATTCTGTGGAAAATTGATAATTTCAAAAGGGTTTAATGCTAAAATCATTAACTTATCCTCATAACTCTTGCCGGATTCCTCTTGCAAGTTTTCACGCCGAACAGAGCAAGCGAGCAAGCCTCAATGGGAGTTGAATTGTCACCACCAAAGCCCCAACCGCCGCCAATCGGACGTTTTATTGATGTAGTGGCAGAATCATTAAGAACATCCTGCCCGGCAAACCAAGTAACGGTCTGCTCATTTAATGCATCCGTCAACATACTCACGGAAGCAATAACTTCTTTCGTATTGGGTCTGATAATAGACCCTTTGTACTTCCAGGTACCTACAATCTTATCCACCAGGACATCCACACCGTTGCGGCCATCAATAACCACGCAACTCGCCTGGTTGTACCTTGCATTCAGCCAATCGGCTAACCATTGTGTACCCATCGCCGTAGGCCGAATATCGATAAGCGAGATCCTCGCCTTGCCATTTTCGGGAAGTACGGCACCGCACAAGGAAACAACAGATCCGTCAGGCGAAAACTTTACGCCATAAGCTGTCTTGCCCTCGGGTTTTGGTTCCGTAGACTTACAATCAGCCCACGCCTTGTGATCAATGGCGTAATCTTGTGATGCTTCAATCTCGGGTGCCCACCATCCCAAGCGCTCCCTGGCAAATCCATCAGCGCTCATAGAGCGCATTTCTTCTTCGGTAAATTCCTCGTCAAGTCTTATACCCAACGCAGGATTGCACATATACCATAAAGTCTTATCCTGGACATTGACCTTTGAAATATCTTTAGCTTCAATACTCCACTCGTGCCAGGCATCGTGCTTTGATGGGCTTGAAATACACGCCGTTCGTCTGCGCCTAAAAACCTCTCCAGGGCAATTCGGATAAGGTGGAGTCCCTGTATATACCAACTGCCTTGTGCCGGTAGATGATGCAGATAGCGTAGCCATTATTGCTTCGACCTGATCGTCCATAAGTTCCTGGGCCTCATCAAATACCACAAGCGATATACCGTCAAAACCACGCGCCGCCTGTCTTGATCTCGCAGAAAACTCAATCGTTCCGCCATTATCAAGTTCGATTGACTCCTCACCATTCGTATAGCGAATATTTTTCACAATATCCGTTATTTCCGGGTGCTTTTTGTCCGTAAACATGGCCGCAAGTCGGCGAAAAGACTTCTTACTCGTCCTAACCTGGTGTGCGGTATGCAGAATCTTCTCACCATTTACCACAAGGCCGTAAAACTCCCTCGCTTCCAGGCAGACGTTCTTACCATTCTGCCTTGGGAGCGATAAACCTGCAGATGTCACGGTGTATTTTCCGCTTTCATCCTTGCCAAGCCAACAATCCAGGACAATTTGTTGCCACGGATCAAGTTTGCACCCATATTCAGACATTAAAAGAGCGGCATCGCCGCCATCAGAGATAATTCGCTCGGGTTCGATTTGTATTCTCGGTTCCTGTGACCCTTTCATGCCTCATTCCTATGCTTCTTCCTCACCAATTCGAGTAACGTGGCAGGTTTTTCAACAATTTCTGCCGCCTGACTCACATATTCAGCAGGTAATGAGTCAAGTATCTTGCTCATACCGGCCATATATGACCTAAAAAGACTTTCATAACCTTTGAACAAGGGGTTTTCACGGATCCCCTTCTGCCCTCCACCATTGTCATACGAAATAACAATGTTGCTGTGCTTGATTGCTTCCCTTGCATCATCAAGCTTGGCTTTCATCCAGGCGGTATTCAGGATAATCGGCTCCAACAGGCGCATACGCTTCTCGGATATACCGATTTCCATCAGCAAGTCGAGTATTCTGTTTTGTTCTTCCTCGGCTCGCGCCTTGATTTCCATATCATCCATTCAGTAATACCGCCTTACCACCTGTAAAGGTCTCCCAACGCTCAATGATCACATCAACGAACCTGGGGTCCAATTCACTTGTATAACAAACGCGGCCTAACTGCTCGCACGCAATCAAGGTGCTACCGCTACCGCCAAACAGATCCAAAACAACATCATTCAAATTGGATGAGTTCTGAATAAGCCGCGCTAAAAGTTTAATCGGCTTCATCGTAGGATGCAGATCATTCTTCAGCGGCTTATGCTCACGAAGAATATCCGTCTCATTCTCGTGAAGAACCTTCAGC